AAAAGGTCCAGATCGACGCGCTCCGGGCTGGCTATGCCTTGGAGGTCGAGCAGGAACGCTACTGCTCAATGATGCAGATCGAGGACGGCATGGATGGCATCGCAGCCGTGGTCCGCAACTCGATCAAGCGGTTGGAAGCTGACCTGCCGCCGATGCTTGAGGGCCTCGACGCGGCCGGCATGAAACGGATCATCAGCGAGAAGACCTCCATCGTGATCCAGACCATTTATGACGAAGGACAACGCATCAAAGCCCCAGCACTTGGAGAAGGTCCGCAGGATTAAGCGGGCATTCTTCCGCAACTTCCGGCCTCCTTCCACGCTCACCCCGAGCCAATGGGCGAGTGACCGCGTGGCCATCATGGACGGCCTGACGCCGCGCTTCCACGTGGACAACGCGCCCTGGCAGCGGGAGCCGTTGGAAGTCCTGGCAGATCCTGAGGTCAAGGAGGCGGTCTTCCTCGCGCCCATCGGCACCGGCAAGACCACCTTCATGGAGGCCGGGCTCTGCTATATCATCGCCGAAGACCCCGGCCCCACCCTGCTAGTCGGCCAGACCGACGACGACCTTAAGGACTGGGCGGAGACGCGGATGGACTACGCCATCCATAACACGCCCGAGACCGCCGCGCTGCTACCGAGGGACCGGCACAAAAAGAGGAAGATGGAAATCCTCTTTCCGTCGATGAGCCTCTTCCTGACCGGCGCGAACCTCTCCGGTCTGCAATCCAAATCCATGCGCCGGGTGTTCTGCGACGAGGCATGGCAGTATCGCCCCGGCATGTTGAACGAAGCGCGAGGTCGTCTGCATGATCGGTGGAACCGGCAGTTCTTCATTCTCTCGCAAGCCGGATCCAAGGGCGACGAGCTGGACAAAGCATGGCAGCACACCGACCGCCGGGAGTTTTCTTTCCCCTGCCCGAAGTGCCAGACCCTCCAGCCGTGGAAATGGTGCAACGTCGTCTATCCCAGCGACGAGACGCTGGACACGTTAGCCCGAGCGCAGGCCGCGCACCTCAAGTGCGACAACGCTGATTGCGACTGGACCTGCTCCGACTCACCGCAACCGCGCCGCGCTCTCGCCGAGTCCGCCTGTTACGTGCCGGCCGCCGAGGGGCTGCCCGGCCACGTCGGCTTCCATTACAACGTCCTTTGCAACTGGCGCAAGCCGCTGTGGGAGATCGTCCTGCTATGGCTCGAAGCCAAGGCAGCGCAACGCGTCGGCAACCTCGATCCGCTCCGGCAGTTCATCCAGAAGCGGCTGGCGGAACCATGGGAAGAAGACCTCACCGACAACCGGACCGCGCTCATCGGCAACGGCTACCTCATCAGCGAGTATGCCGAGAAGCAGAAGATCGAGGACGAAGCGCAGCGGTTCCTGGTGGTGGACAAACAACGCGACCACTTCTGGGCTGGCATCCGTGCTTGGCGGGCTAACGGCGAGTCGATGCTGCTATGGTATGGCCGGATCGAGACCTTCGACGGTGTGCATGATCTCGCGCTGCGCTATGGTATCGCGCCCAAGCTCGTCTTCATCGACGCGCAGTATGACACCGACCAGGTCTATTCCGCCTGCGCTCGGATGGACTGGACCGCGCTCCACGGCTCCGGTCAGAAATCCTTCGCCTTCAAAAAACAAAACGGCGACGTCGTCCACCGCGCCTTCACCCGCTTCCAGGACGCGGCGGCGCCGGGAGTCGGCCGCGCCCGCTACGCGCACTGGGCGTCCGACCGGATCAAGGACATCGTGCACGCGCACCGGACCGGCCAAGCGGCGGCGTGGCACATCCCTGACGACGTCTCACAGGACTGGCTCAAGCAGATCGACAGCGAGGTCAAGCGCGAGATGGTCAATTCCAAGACCAAGCAGGCAGAGTTCCGGTGGGTGCGGATCCGCAACAACAACCATGCCTTTGACGTCGAGGCCATGCAGGTCGTCGCCGCGCTGATGCTCAAACTCATCCCCGGATTCGACGTTTGACACCCCGCCGTCCATGAATGGACGCGAAAACATTGCAGGTGGCTCGGGAGTGGGCGCGGGCGGGACTGTGTGACCCGACGATCTCCAACAAACTCCGCACCAACCACCGCGCCCTCATCCTGCAAAGCATGGAGCCGGGCGGGCTAGCGACAGTCACTCAAGCAACAAAAAATGGTGTCTCGATGGGGAAGACCATGGGACTCAGCATCCCCGACACACTCACCGCCATGGGCCGCGCCATGGAGTGGATCGACCTCGGCTATGTCCCGCAGCAGTCCAGGAGCCTTGGCAGGTTTTGACACCCGCCGCCTGTCATGGCCCTATTGGATGAGTTCGGACGCACTATCAATTACAAGGCCGCCCGTGCCGCGAACGACACGCGTCATCGTCCCTATGAGCCGATCGAGAAAAAGGACATCGCGCAGCTCGTCCCGTCCGTGGACCGCGTCAAACTCCTGAGTCACGCCCGCAGGATCTATCTCAACTTCGGGCCGATCAAGAACGCGATCAACCAGCGGAGCATGTATTCCGTCGGCCGCGCATTCGTCCCGCAGTTCAAGGGCGGCGACTCCGATTTCGGCAACGTGGCAACCGACTGGCTGACCAGTAATTTTTACGCCATCGGCGACACTCGCGGTGGCATGCACGACCTCAAGACCAACCTATTCGGCTGGTCTTCCGCCATCGACACCGACGGCGAGATCTTCATCTTGCTGACGGCAACCAAGACCGGCTTCCCGCAATACCAGGGTATCCCATCCCACCGCATCGGCAACCCCAACGGGCTACAGGATGGACCTCAGCGCGGCGGCACCTTGCAGGACGGCATCATCTATCACCCATCCGGCGAGGCCAAGGAATATGCGTTCCTCGACAATTTGGGGAAACTTTCAGAGTGGCTCCCGGCGTCGAACGTCATCCACCTCTACGATCCTGAGTGGCAGTATCAAGGCCGGGGACTAACCGCTCTAACACATTGCATCAGTGACTGCCGGGACATCATACAGTCTGTGGAGTGGGAGCGTCTCGCCATGATGCAGATGAGTTCGATTTCCCTCATCGAATACAACGAAAGCGGCGGCCCTGACCCGGATGATCCATACAACGCGCTCGTCGGCAACGAGGCGGGCGACAAGGGCATGACCGTCGAGACGCTCGACGGCGGCACCGTCCGCTATTTCAAATCCAATAGCGGCGGCAAGATCGATACGCTCGTCAACAACCGCCCCGGCAATCCGTTCATGGATTTCCACGACCGACTGCTCAAGTCCGCGTATGCAGGACTGAATTGGCCGTATGCTTTTTACAACGGCCACGGCGTCGGCGGCGGCACTGCCCAGCGCACCGAGATCGCCATGGCCCAACGCTCCATCGAGGACCGCCAGGATCTCCTTTGCTATGCCGCCAAGCGCATCGTTTCCTACGCAGTCGCCAAAGCCCAGAAGCGCGGCGACCTCCCGCAGTCTGCCGACTGGTGGAGGTGGGAATTCTCCTATCCGCCTAAGCTCACCATCGACGACGGCCGCGTTATGAAGGAGTTGGAATCGAGCTACAAGCTCGGCTTCAAGTCCGCATCCGACATCACCGCCGCGATGGGCAAGGAATACAAGGACGTCATCCGTGAGAAAGCCGAGGAGGCCGCCACCCGCCAACTCATCGCCAAGGAAGTTGGCGACAAATACGGCATCGAGATCGAACCGCGAGAACTGCTGATGCTCACCCCTAACGAAATGGCGAAACCGGATGCACCGGACGCCCCTGAAAACCCACCCACCACCAAGACCGATGAAACTGATTGAGATCGAAAACCGCGCCGGCAAGCTTCGGCTGAACGATGGCGTCCACAAAGACTCCGCCGACAAACTGATCGAGGAACTCGATGCGCTCTACGGCCCGTCCGCAGTCGGCATCATGTCCATCAACAACGTGGTCTGCGCTGCCGACGACGCGCTCGAAAGCGTCGAGGTGGAAATTAACAGCCCAGGCGGCAGCGTCTTTGAGGGTCAGCGGATTTATAACGCGCTCCGTGGCATCTCAGCCCGTGGCGTCGAGGTGACGACCACCGTCAACGGACTCGCTGCCTCGATGGGCAGTGTGATTTTGATGGCCGGCGACAAGCGCCGGATGAATGCAGGCAGCCGGATCATGATCCACGAAGCCTCCACCATCGCCATGGGAGACGCCCGCGCCTTCCGAAAAACTGCCGACTTGCTGGAGGGAATCAGCTCGGAGATCGCCGGAATTTATGCCGACCGCACCGGCGGGGAGTTAAAAGCAATCCGCAATCTCATGTTCGCGGAAACCTGGATGACCGCAGACGAAGCGAAGACCAACGGCTTCGTGGATACCGTCATCAAGGACGGAAAAGTTAAGGCCGAATTTGACACCGAAGGAAAAGGCAATATGAGCATCCTCGCTAAACTCTTCCCCGGCAACGACCAAGTTGCACAACTCGAAGCATCGCTCGCCGAAGTTGAAACCCTGAGCGCCACCCTCGAATCCGCCCAGGCGAAGATCGTGGAACTGACCGGATTGTCCGAAGCGAACGCCGCTTATCTTTCCGACCTTGTAACGGCTCAGGCCAAGGCTAACGAACTGGAAATCAAGATCGGTGAATTCGAAGCCAAGGTCGCTGAATACGACATCAAGCTCGCCGAAGCCACCGCGGCTGCCGAAGTCACCGCCGAGAAGGTCTCCATCAAAGCCGCCGAGCTGCTCGCCACCCAAGGCCACCCGGCCCCGGTGAATCTCATCGAGGAAAGCAACCTACCGGAAGCCAAGACTCTCACCCGTGAAGCGTTCAACGCTCTCACCCCCCGCGCACGATTGGGCTTCGTTCAAGGCGGCGGCAAAATCTCCTAATCAAATCTCCTAATCAAATCTACTAACTAAAACACCATCATGGCTAATACCCTCTCAAATCTAATTCCCGATGTTTATGCTGCCTTGGACGTCATCAGTCGTGAACTGGTCGGCGCACTCCCCGGCGTTTCTCGGGACGCATCCGCTGACGGCGTGGCCTTTGGTCAGACCGTCCGTGCTCAAGTCACCCGTGCAAACAGCGCGGTCGGTGATGTAGCTGCTGCTATGGCATTTCCCGCCGCCGCCGATCAGACGATTGACAATAAATCGCTGACCATCTCCAAGTCCCGCTTCGCTCCATTCTCGTGGAGTGGCGAAGAGCAACGCGGAGTTGATAACGGTGGACCTGGTTATCTGACTCTGAAGCAGGACCAAATCGCCCAAGCGTTCCGCGCCTTGGTCAACGAAATGGAATCCGACGTTTGCACCGCGCTCTACAAAGGCGCATCCCGCGCAACTGGTGCCAGCGGCACCACTCCATTCGCCAGCAACCTCGGAGACTCTGCACAGCTTCGCAAAATCCTCGACGACAACGGCGCTCCCGCATCGGGCCGCTCGCTGGTCATCGATACCACTTCCGGCGCTGCTCTTCGCACTCTCGCCCAACTCACCAAGGCAAACGAGGCTGGCACTGCAATGACTCTCCGCGATGGTGAGCTTCTCAACCTCCACGGTTTCTCCATCCGCGAGTCCGCACAGATCCAACGCCCAACCGTCGGCACTGGTGCAAGCTTCGTGCTCAACGGTTCGCATGCTGTCGGAGCAACCTCGATCACTGTGAAAACCGGAACTGGCACCATCCTTGATGGCGATGTTCTGTTGATCAACGGCAAGAACTACGTGGTTGAAACTGGACGCTCCGGTGTTGGTGCTTTCACCATCGCCGCTCCTGGACTTCGGGATGCTGGTGTTGACGGTAACGCCGTCGCGGTCGTCATCACTGGTTCGCGTAACGTGGCCTTCACGCCTAACGCAATCCTCCTCGCTGCTCGCGTGCCAATCATGCCGGCGGAAGGTGACCTTGCCATTGACAGTGAAATCATCACTGACCCCCGCACGGGCATCAGCTTTGACCTGCGTTGCTATCCCGGCGTCGGCATGGTGACCTATCGCCTGCAAGCCGCCTGGGGTCTGAAAGTGTTCAAGCCTGAGCACATCGCCGTTCTCATGGGTTAATCTCTGCTGGTTGTATCATGTCAGCCGCCGCTCTGGGAAACCGGGGCGGCGGTTTTTTTTGACTCCCGGCGTCTAGCATGAGCATCCTCGATGATTTCCTCCTAGCTGGTAACGACGAGATCGACAGCGACTTCGGCACCTCTGTTATGGTCTGCAACGGGCAGACGTTTGATGTAGTCATGGACTCCGAGCGCAAGAGCTACGACGGCGCGTTGGGCGGCATGGAGAGCGACATCAGTGCCAATGCCACCGCACAGCCGCGCCACGTCTCCAACCCGCGCGGGATGCTTCAAAAAAGATGCACCGTGGACGGGATTTCCTACCGCGTGGCCGAGGTCGTCACCGGCCCGGTCGCCATCCACTTCACACTCACCGACTCAAGCGACAGCCGCTGATTTCCGGCGGTTGATCGTCGGGCACTGCGGCACCCAGCGGAGCACGTCGTGGGTTCTGCCTGCCTGATACATCGCCCGCGGATCGCGGACCACCATTCCCTCGCCGCCAGCGGCAACGATAGCGTCGGCAGCATCGATCAGGTGCTTTGTATCGCGGCACCGCTCCTGGCGCACCAGCGAGGCGTGAGCGGGCAAATTAAGGTATTGCAGGAATTTGTAACGGGCTTTGAACGGCGCGACCATTTCCGGCGCGTCGAACACGCGGAACGTCAGCCCGCGCCAGCCTGCCGAGATCCGGGCTTGGATCGAGTTGAACTCACCCCGGCCAGCGAACAACTCACCGTCGAGCGCAATCACCGGCATCCCTTTTTTGACCCACTCGGGAGCGTCGAAGACATTGCCCTCGCGGGAGATGAATTCGGCACCCGTCCACATTATCCGCCAGCCGTCCAGTTTCTCGGACATCAAGAAACCCTCACATGGTTGGCCTTGATAGTCTCGGAGCAGGGTCGGTTTCATGATTTTTTCGTGGCGGTTCTGGAAATCGCCAGAATGGCTAATGCTGCTTCTTCGGTGATTTTTGACCCGTTCTCACGGGCAATGACTGTGCGACGGCTGACGCCCAAGCGCAGGGCAAGCCCGGCCTGTGTCATGCCGAGCCGCTCACGGAGTGCTTTGTATTCGGTGGATGTCATGGGAGGCTTATTTTTGCGCCCAATACAGGACAATCTCAGTCGTTTGGAGTGTGCCGCGAGCGGAAGCCGCGACGGCACAAACCAGAAGCTCGGCTTCACGCTGACTAAGGCCACCGCTCACAAGGTCGGTCACGGAAACGTTCAGAAGCTCGGTGTCGTTGTCGTCGTCAACGGCGATGTTGTAAGCCGATATGAATTCCGAGCGATCGTCAGAAATCTTGTCATGAAGCGCGGAAATCTCATCTTTCGAGAAATTGGATTCGATGGTGGATGTGCTCATTGTCTTGGTTGGTTTGGGGTTGGTGTCGCTCAGGCGGAGACGAGGCGCTCGCGTTCTTTCTTCAGTTCGGCGGAAAAGCTCATGCAGGTATGATTGGGTGGATGATTCCGTCGCCGTGAGTGTAACCGACCAGCGATCCGCTATCGCGAAACTTGGTCCACTCCGGATCTCCGGAAAGATCGCGAACGGTGTAAAGGCCGTGGCCGACCTTAGCCAGCAAGGAAGTGTCCCCCTCGTAAATCTCCGCATTCCTCGCGTCTTCCTCGGTGATGACATGCCGCAAAACGTGGCCAGTCTGGCCCTTGATGGATTCGATGATGCTCATGGTTTTGTAGTGGTGAGAGGATTAGGATTCGACGGCTTCCAGACTGTCTTTCGCTTTGGCCATGTTGCCCGTGTCTTGCAAAATCCGCATAGCCGCAAAGGCTGCCTTTTGGGAGTGCGAGTCGCGGAAATCCTGGTAGGTTCGGAAGTCGCCCCAGTAGGTTCCGAATTCTTTTTCGAACGCTTTCTTTTCGGCGGGAGTAATGAGGTTGTTCATTTTTTTGGTTGGTTTGGTGTTGGTGTCGCTCAGTGGCAACGACGAGAAGGTGAAGTTTTTTCACGCCGACCGCAAGATAAAAGTGAAATATTTTCACGCGCTGGGTTTCGGGCCAAATAAATCACCCCAAAACACACGCATTGTTTTGGGGGATTTCACCACCCGCTTTTGACTCCCGGCCCCAGGTGTGCAAGCGAGCATTCAAATCGACAGGGCAACTCGAAAAATCATGGAGGACACCCTCCAGGAGTTCGCCAAGCTAACGGGCAAGACCGTCGAGGACGGCATCAATGACATCGCCCGATCCGTCGCCCGCAAGCTCGCGGAACAAGTGCAACCCTACGGCCTGAAATCCGACAAGGGGGAGAAGTTCAAAAAGTCCATCGGCCACCAGGTGGACCGCGTCTGGTTCGGCGTGAACATGGGTGCATTCCCGGCGACCACCGACATGAAGGCCGCACACTATTCAGCACGCAACGGCTCCCGAAAGGGCACTGTTCCGCATCGGTTATTTCGCAAAGAGAAGGGCAAGCCGTGGCTGGATCTAATTCCCGGCACTGAGCGTGACAGCTACAAGCGAAAGGCGCAGGCAAAAGCAGGC